GCCCTGCGGGCCGACAAGATCAGCCAGGGCGATTAAATTCTGCCATTCGCCATCGCCTAGTTTCCATTGGATATATGTGCCGGAGTTTTGTATCGATACTTCATTGCCGGGATCGCCCTGCGGGCCGGTCAGTTCGGATAAGGCGATAATGTTTTGCCATTCTTTGTCATAAAGATGTTTCCACTGGATATGCGTGGCGGTAACCTGCATCAGAAAAAAACCGCCTTTATGCTTGCCGGTATATTCGTGTTCGACAAGCATAAAACGATTGAGCGTGTCGGGCTTTGTGGGGTGGCCCGCGCCTACCATCTCTTCATTATATTTTATACGCTCATCACCCATGTTTTTTTCCTTTGTATTGGCGCGGCGGCGGCGGGCTGACTAGGGCAAACCACAATATGTTCGTCTCGTCTATTACCCCGCCGCGGCCTGCATGTTTTTATTCTTCCACTGCCGGCGGTGTTGCTTTTCCATCCGGGCTTTCCGGATCTGCATCTTCAGGAGCAGGTGCGTTGGGTTGCATGACATAAGTGGCATCAGGGAAATTAATTTCTTTAGCCTGTCCCCACCATTCCGGCCGTTTCTTGAAACCCCATTCCATCCAGGATTTCGGGGCGGATACGGCGCCCTTTTTGCCGGTAGCAAGCGAAGATTTTCGGCCATAGAGCATACTGTCCAGTATCGTGTTGTTATCCTGGGCGGCGAGAGCTTCCTGATAATCTCCGGCGCGGCGTTTATTCATCTCGTCGATCTGACGGTAATAAGCGCGGGATTTCTTTTCGCCGATCCGTTGCCACCAGTTCATCGCGATCTGACGGTGCGCTTCGGGCAGGATATTGAGTTCGCTGGCTTCGCGCACCGGCGCGCCGTCTTTGTATCCGTAACTGCCATCGGCGTGCAAAAATATCTGCTTGCCGGAAATATCCTGATACGTGCGGTGCACAATCAACTGCTTGGTAGCGCCGGTTGGTTGTTTCACAAGAATTTTCTGCATAAAACAAATCTCCTTTTTGTTTTTTTTATGTATAAATAGCGCGCCGCGCGCGGCGCGCTATTTACCGGTTATTCACCCACTACAAGCATTTGCAGCGTTACTTCCGCGGGCGCGATAGAGTCGGGCAATTCGATCATCGGGCCAAGATCATAGGTTGTGTCCGGGGCAGTTTTCGGCAGGCGCGGCGCGGCGGCTTCGACGCCGCCGGAGTTTTTCACCAGTGCGCCGTTTTCGTTGACGGCGGCGGCGGACGCGCCGGTTACAACTCCCTGGGTAAAGATTTTGATTTTGTGGTTGTCTTTGTCGTATTTATAAACAAAGCCGTTCGCGGGCGGCTGCGCGATCAGGGCGAAGTCAATGCCCTTATGCAGGCCAAAAGCGCTTTTGTCCGGCAGCGGCACGCCGCCGGTGGGATAGGTCAGCGTTCCGTTGCCGAAAGTGATCTGCGCCAGCGTAAAATCTTTATACGCGCCGGAGCCGGCCATATTTCTGTTCGCGGGGGTTACTGCTACCGCCACGTTGGTTGAAGCTATTGCGGCCATATTGGCCTCCTTTCGTTAAAGTTCATTTTATTTGTGGCGCGGGGGGATTAAGCCCGCGCCGTCCGGTTTAATTTTTTACCCGCGGGCGGGTTAGGTCGTTTCCACCATGTTGGCCAGGTTTGCTTTGGTTTCGTCCAAAGGCTTCACCAGTATATACGGCCGGGCGTGGCCGGCGGCGCTTGTGCCGGTCGCCTGCGTTTTTACTTTGCAGACTATTTCCTGGCCGGGATAAAGGATCGTGCCGCGGGGCGCCTTGTCATACATGACCTTGCCGGCGGCGGTGGTCAGCAGCTTAAGCAGCCCTATTTCGGCGCGGTTGTTGTCGCTGCCGGCGGTGGGGCGCTTGTCAAATGACATTTCCGGGGTTGTTGAGCCGCCGGCGCAGGTTTCGGTCACAATTCCGCCCACTTCAATGATTTCGCATTTCATCGGTATTTTGAAAAAGCCGACGTCCGCCGGGGATTGGTCGAGATCCACGCCCAGCGTGTCGTCGTAATCGATATAGGCGTCGTAGGGAAGCGCCATAATGCCTTGCTGTAACATAGGATAATCTCCTCTCTTGGATAATGTTTTTGTTGAGCCGCCGGTCTTCCGGCCGGCGGCGGTTAATTACGCATTAGGTGCGTTATTACGCGCTGCCGATTTTGACGATGCGGCATTCTCTGTCGTCCGCGCTCTGAAACAACACGTCGTAGGCGACGGAGCCATACCAGGCCACAGCTTTTCTGCGGCCGAAATCGGATTTGTAGTTCATATCCGCGCGCAAGTGCGGATATTCCACTTCGATACGGCCCACGGCGTCTTCGCCGAATACGACGCCTTCGCCCAGGACATTGCCAGAGCCGATGGAGTCGGAAAGCGCGTTTTCGTGGTTGATTTCCACGGTGCGGATGCTTTCGATCATGCCCACTTCATTGCGATACAGGATATCGCCTTTGCGCAGGTATTTGTCGAAAGACATGAGCACGCGGTCGTTTTTCAACCCGCGCAGGGCTTTTGTCGCGAAAAGGCCGATATACCATTCACCTTCGTAAAACGGCGTGTGCAACACGTTGGCCATATAATCGCGCAGGACGCCCATGTGGTCTTTCGTCAGATTAACCAGAGCGGTGGTGGAAGGTGTGCCGTCCGTGTCGAATACGCCGCCGGTAAGCGATGTGGGAATAAAGGCCACTTTCGCGTTTGACCCGGTGAAGGCTTTGGCGGCGGCAGTGTCCATGCACAGCATCATCTGATCGCGGAGCACTTTCTGCGCGCCGGTTTCCGGATCGAGCGCGGAAAGGTCTTTGGCCAGTGATGTAAATTCCACGCCGCGGCCCCATTCTTTGATCGTGATGGTGTAGGTGCCCATCTGGAGCTGATCTATGGGGATGCGGGTTTCTTCTTCAAGCTGCGCTGAAGTCGGTTCATCAACCGGCTTGTAATAGGGCAGGGTTATGGTTTCGCCCATGCCTCTGCCGAAGCTGTTTACCTTTTTGGTAAAAGGCACGATTTTGAATTTGAGCGCGGCCAGCTTCAGTAAATCTGCTGACATCGCGTGACTTTTGTATGTGCCGGATGCGGCATCATACGTCCAGGAGTATGTTCTTCCCATAATTTAGAGTCCTCGCTTTCTGTGGTTATAATCGCCGCAGATTGTTCGCCTCCTCGATAGCCTCGGAAAGCGACATGGGTTTATCTCTTTCCGTGGGTTGGTTATTCGGCGCGGGTGGTGCTCCGCCGCGGCTCAAGGGCTGTAATGCGTTGACCTGAGCGGCGATTTGCGCCGGATCTGGCGCGGGCGGCGCGCCGGGGGGGTTAGGCATAATCTGAGCGTGATATTGTTTGGTTTGTGCCACGGCCCAGGCGATTTGCTCGTCGTAGGTGAGCTCTTTTCCGTTCTGGTCTTTGGCGGGGGCCTGGCCGCACATCATCCAGAAATATTTATCGTCCGCGGATAGTCCGTTTTCCGGGCTGGTGATTTTTTCGCGGATATAAGAGATTATTTCTTCGCGTGTGGGTTCGGCCGCCGTCGCGGCGGCGGGTTGGCTCGCGGGTGTCGCGGGGGGCGTGGTAATGATTTTTTGGCTGGCCATCAATATATCCCGGTCGCATTTGGCCTGTAACTTGGCGACCTGGACGCGGTAATCTTCCGCGTCGGGATCAAGTGCGTCTATCTCGTTAAGGAGTGTGGCGCGGCGCTCGACGGCAAAGGTTTCAAATTCTGCTGCCGCGAGGTTTTGGGCTTCGGCGCGTTCGTGTTTTTCGCGCTCGGCGTTTATTTTGGCTTCCAATTCGGCCAGTTTTTGCGACTTCGTGGTAAAGGCGGCCTCAAGCGCCTTGTAGCGCTGTTCTATTGTTTGGCCGGTCTTGGGTGGTGCTGCCGCGTTATTTGGCGCGGGGGGAGCCTCTGGTGCGACGGGGGGAGCTCCTGGCGAGGAAGAAGGTTCAGAGAGGCCTAAAGGGGTGTCATTGCTTCCGGGTTCGTCCTGCGGATTGTTTGGCGGTATTACGTCAAACTGTTCCAGACCATCCCGCATAATCACGTCCAGATTAGGTGTGTTCTCTGCTGCTTGTCCTGCTGTCGCTTTTTCCGTCATATTTTACTCTCCTTATTTCCCGGTGTGTTCGTTGGTTCCGAGGCCGCGCGTCGGTGTGTTCGCCAGGGGCGAGGCCGCGCGTCGGTGTGTTCGGTTAGTGCCGAGGCCGGGTTTATTATTAGCGTCGTAGTGGCGCTAATTGGCTATGTGCGCCGCGGCGTGACCGGCGGGCGGGGATTGCGCCGTCCGAGGGTTTTGCCTGCGGCTGTCTTCCCTGATGAGAGGAAGCGTTCTTTACTCCTCACTGCTAGGCCGCAATTTAAGCGCGGCGAGGCGTTTTAATGCTTTGACGGCGGCTGCTTCTTTAACTCCCATGTCCGTCAGCAGCGAAATAAGAGCTTGCGCTTTGGGATCGTCAGCCATTAATTCGTCGATACGCCGTTGCAGGTGTCCCTGCACCAACTTGATTAATTCCTGCCCGGCTTGTGAGCTGGTCAGGCCGATAAATTGCGCTTTCTCGCGCAAAAGCGCTTCTTCTTTCGCGCGGGTGTCTTGGTCTTTTTGCTTTTCAATCAGTTCTTTCGGCTGATTGGTAATGATGTCGGTGGCGGCGCCGGGGTTCATGCGGTTATCTCCTCTCCTTGTGTTGGCGCGGCGTTTTGTGGCGGTGCCGTGCCCGCGGGCGGTGCGTTTTTTTCGCGTTGTTGTGCGGCGGCGATGGCTTGGGCTTTTTTCAGAGCGGCCATTTGTTCAAACTCGCCGGCTTCGATCATCATGGCTTCTTCTTCGGACACAAATAACTTTTCATCTATAAGGTTCGTGCGAATTTCCAGTGATTTCAGCACACTGGAAGGACGAACATAGGGCGCGTAGCGCGGCGATTGAGATAGGGGAATAACGACGCTTTTCAGGTTGGTCAGCGCTTCGTTTTCTTTCATCAGGGCCTGGATGCCGGAAATATGGAAAGTGCCGGAAATTTCCGGGATGCCGGCTATGCCGGCGGGTGATGCCGGTTCGCTTTCCTGCGCCGGATGAATGCCGAACTCGTCTAATTCTTCGCGCGTGAAAATATCCGTCAGGTCTTGCCATGTGGCATATAGGCGAATGAATTCGCACCCGGCGCTGACAATATCAATCGCGCCTGCTTCGATATTTTCGCCCATCAACGAATAAATGCCCAGGGCTTGATCCAGGTTCATGGCGGCTTCACGGTAGGTCATGTCTTTGCGGTAGCCAGGCAATCCCTGCACCGCGTCGCTGACGAAAGAGCCGCGCTGATAATTCTGATCGTGATATTGCATATTGGCCAGGATTTCGTTAGTCTTGGAAACGCGGCGCACTTCCCGCACCGCTTGTTGACCGGATACTGTGTCTTTAACCAGGTATTCCTTGCCCGGCCAGCTTTCCGTGTCCGCGGGATCGACCAGCGCGTCCACGTTGATTTCGGTCATGGGATTTACTTGCCATTGCAGCGCGTCTTGGTGCAGACACATAAGATTGCACATTGCCTCCCACAAGGTCAGGATGCCTTCAAGCAAGCCGCGGCCGTTGAATTTCAGTAGATCCGGCAGGGGCGAAAAAGCCATGCCCGGCCAGCGCAGTTTTTTATAAGGCGTGGTGGTGGGCGGTTCGATCACGCGGCCGGCGGCGGTAGTGAAACGCGCGTTAGGCAGAAGCATTTCGCCTTTAGGCGAAAGCACTGTGCCCCAAAATTCCGAAGTAAGAATCATTGGACGGTAGTTTGAGCGTTCCCATATCATCCCTTTGCGCGCGGCGATTGCTTCCTGCGTCATCCATGGATTATTAGTGTCTTCCGTTTCCTGCGCGTAAACGCGGCGGACGTTTTGATACTTACCGGCTTTTTCAGCGGCTAAAAGCACATGCCAGTCCAGCCATTCCTGATGTATCCAGTAGAGACCGGATTGTGCGTCGCGCGATGCGGCGTCGGGATCGCGGTGTATCTTCCACGGTTCCACCAGGGAAAACTGTAAACCGGCGCCGGGTATCCAACGAGGTATTACTTCTTGGGAAATGCCTACTGCCAGTGCCATTGTGGTGGCGTCCACAAAACGCTGCACGAATTTCGCGTGCATGGCGTTTAGCTGCGTATCAAGAATTTTTTGCCAGAATTTTTCCGCGATTTTACTTTTAGCATCATGGATGGTTAAAAAATTCGGCGAAAAGGCGCGTTTGATTGCCGACGCACCATACTGCACCGTTCCGAACGGTTTGGGCACCACGATGCGGGATTGCCAGTAATCTTTGCGGGCGTAATTGACCGGCTCGTTTTCCAGATAAACACGATAACAATGTGCCTGGGTTTTACGGATTTCCGTGTTCGCGCGCACGGATTGGTTGACGCAATCCTGGAGATAAGCGGCGAAGTGTTTTTCGTTTTCGCCCGCATACGCGCGCGCGGCGGCTTCGCGTTCAGCCATTTCCTGCTCGTCGATATTTCCGACGTTTTTAGCCGCGGCGTTTTCGCGCTGTTCAATTTGGCGTTTCATATCGAGCATCTGTTTTTTTAAGTTCATAAGCCGGCTCCCGGAGCGTTAGGGAAAATGCGGTCAAAATTTTTCCGGCCCTGCGGTGAAAAACCGCGCCCTGGCGTCCAGTCGCTCATCGCGCAGGGGCATCGGGGATGACAACGATGCTTATCCGGCGCGCCGTTCCAGCCGTTTGCCGGTTCAGTTTCCGCGCCGCAATGGGTGCATTTATAAATTTCCGTGGCGTCGTTGTCCTGGCCTGAATACGGACCGCCGATGCGCATTGGCCAGTATTTTTCTTTGGGATTGGCGCGCGATTTTTTTATTTTGATTTTATTTCTACTCATTGTTCTCCTATTGCATAATGCGCACGTTAGCGCCGCGGGGCGCGTAAATGCCGGTTGTTCCTGGCCCGTAGGACGCGGCGCGGCGCATCCGGGTTATGCGGTCGGCCTTTTCCTTGTTTTTCTGAAATTCCTCGCGCACGGAGTATGGGTGTAATATCGCTATTCCATAGGCAAATGCGTTGCCGGTATGGTCGGAGTCGTTCTTTACCGCTTCGGTGCCGATACGATTGCCGGAGTTGTCTTTTTTATAGTGCCAGCCGCCTTTTAGCGCTTTGTGCAGAGGATAGGCGGAAGCGGAAATATAAATCAGCGGCCGGCCGCCGGAAATGGTTTTGCCCAGCGCGTGATTGAGCGGTTGAATGCGATTGTCCCAGCGTGTCGGGCCTGGTTCAAAGCGTGTGGCCAGCATGGCTTCGAGCGTTTTAGCCGCGCTCATGTTGACCGTGCTTTGGTCGGGCGTGCGCATGGACGGATCGCCGATGTCGCGCCAGGTTGTATTTTTGCCGCGGTATTTCGGCGAATTCAAAAGCGGCTTTAGTTTGTCCTGGATAAGCTCTTTGACTCCGTAGCCCGGATAATAAATGCAGTCATGGGCGATAAGCTGACCGTGAGGGTTATATTGTGTGATTACACACGAGGGGTGTTGATAACCATCCCACATGCGCACCGCGGGTAGATTGGGATAAAATGGCAGTATAGTTTGTGAATAATGAAAATGCTCGCCGTAATTGGGCACAACGACGATTCCTTTACTCACGGTGGCGATAGATCCCTCGACGTAACGTGCCCATTTAGCGGGATTGTTTTGAAACGCTGCTTGATTAGCGGCTCGTTGCAATGACGTAAGATATTTGTTTTCACCTTTGCGGATGTGAAAAGTTTGTTTAGTAATTACCGTGCCGTCTTCGGCAACCATGTATTCTTCTGGAGCGTCGATTAGTTCCGTAGTCCAATGTTCTTCGTCCGCTGGGTTCTGTGTGATTTGCACGTTCAGAATTGATCCGGGCTGGCGACCGGCGCGGGAGATAGCCATTTCAAAAACTTCGTAAGGCAGCCCGGCGTTGGCTTTTTCGTATATCGGCGCGGGTTCTTCCAACCAAATAGTGCCGTATGAAGGGCCTTGTAATTTAGAAATCGACGCTTGGTCGTCAATGCCAAATAGGTCACATTCCACCGGGTATTCGGCGCGGATAAATAATTTTTTGTAATCGTTTTTAAAAACAGCGCGGTCGCCCAGCACTTCGATGATTGAACGCACTGTTGATGTTTTGATGTTTTCGTGCGTGTCGCGGATAATTGCCGCGTGTAGTGGTTTTAATTGACAGCGTTGGGCGTGGCGGATCATGCGCGCGATCGCGCAGTAGGTTTTACCTTCGCCCATTGGGCCGGTCAGGTGATTTATGTGCGCGGTGGATTGCACAAAGGCGCTTTGCGTGGGTGACAGATCAAAAATAATATTCTGTGGCATTATTCTTGACCTCCGGGAATTACCATCAAGCCTCCGGTCTGCTCGTTTTGCACCAACTGGTCGCCGCGGCTTCTGTCCACAATAAAGATGCTGCCCTCGTCTTTATTTCCGAGAGCAAACTTCACTTTCATTTCAATGATATTTGCAGCTTGGCGCATGGCGGCGAGCCGCGCTTTCTGCATTTCCAGATCGTCGGCAATCCACGAAAGGCATTGTGTTGTGATTGCCTTGAGTGCCAAAATCTTTTCTTTAGGTTCACCGCCGGCCAGGCGGATGATTTGCTCTGCCCAGGCGGGGGCGGCTTCTACGATGTGGCGTTCGGCCAGGCGATGAGCGAAAACGTCGTTGTTTTCGCCGGCCCAATCGAGGCATTGTTTTTCCATTGTTTCCAGCGCGGTAAGGTCGCTGGGCAGTTTTTCCTGAACATGGCGGTTGACGATCTGTTGCGCTTCTTCCTGGCGCGCTTGTTGGACGGTGTGGAGATAACGCGACACGGTTGGCTGAGATACATTATACCCCTTTTCCTTGAGGGCCGCGGAGATGCCCACGGACGTGGTAATGCCGTTTACGATCAGTTCCTCGATTGTCGCTTCAAGTTTTAGTCTGGTGATTTTATTTCCCGCCATTTTTTCCCTTTATTTTTTTTAAGTTGGGCGCGGTGCGTGCTTGGTCAGGGGCAACGACACCGCGTCCGCGTCAAAGGAGAAAACATCACGCGGGAATAATATAACATCGGTTTTGGAATTTTAGCGGCGGGGGTGAAAACTACTTTTCAAAACTGTCCGTATTTGTCCGTATTTGTCCGTATTTGTCCGCGGCGCGTGAAAAAAAAACTTGACAAGATTTATTTCTTTGCTGATTTTTAAAAATATTTTGATTTTTTTTCCGGCGATTATTCGTATCGGCAACTCTAAAAACATTTTTTTATTTTTTCTGGTTGCCGATCCGGCGCTTAATTGCCGGGGATAAAAACGCAGCTTCAAAAAACGCGGTTTGTTCCTGGCCTATCGGCAACTCTAAAAAATATTTTTTATTTTCCGGGTTGCCGATCCGTGGGGGGGGGTATTTCCCGGCGGGCTGGAGTATGTTTTTATACTTTTACACCGACGCGCGCGCCCGGTTTTTATCCGGCCATTCCCGGCCTTGCTTTTTTTCTGTCTGTCTGGCGCCTTACGTTTGCTCCATTTTCTTCATCTGGTGGCCATTCGACTATCGGGGTGGGTGAAAAAATAACGGCTTAAAACGCAAAATAAACGCAAATTACGGCTATACCCGCGCCCCATAAATACCCGATAAGCGCATGGTTGATGAAAAGTTCAATAATTTCCATACCTAATACCATATAAGGGGGGGGGAGTCCCAAGTCTCCCGGTTTTCGTTTTTCGGGTTATTGGTTGTGTGGTGTGCGGCCGCGCCGGCGCGGCCGTGGTAGAAAACTAGAAGCCGTGGCCGCTTATTAACCAACAAATGCCGGTCTCCGGGTTTCCGGTTTTTGGATTGTTAAACTCATTAACTACTACCTAAAAGTTAAAGAGTTTAAAAATAAAGAATATTTAATAATCTTAACGGCTTACGTTGTTTTCCCCGCTGGTGCTGTTAATCCTGCCGCTTCATCTCATTAACTAATCATCATAATAGTATCATAATTTAATCAGTTTCACCGGCTCGTTTTATTCTTTTTGGCGCCGGGCGCTTCAAAAACTATTCAATAAGCTAAATACCAAATATCATTACACTTTCCCACAGAAGCCCCTCGCCCCCGGCAAATCCGAATAAAAACCGTTGAATGTTTGGTTTGTGGAAGTGAATAATGCTATGAAAATATAAAACCGGGATGATCCTTGTGAATAAAAACTTTTAATAATTCGCCTCCCCATCGTCATTTTATTCATTCCTGCAGGTTTTTCAGGTTTTCCCCTATTCTAAATGAATCTATTATTCACTCTATATCTATACTAGACTAAACCGCACGCGCCCGCGCGATGAAAAGGAAATGTATATATTATAGGGCTTAATAAACCCTAAAAAACCTGCAAAACATGCTATATTACTAATATTATTAATTAAACAAGCGAAAATAAAACCTGCAGAAAACCTGCAGGATAATAAAAAAAGCTGCTTTTTAATACTCATGAACAAAATATAAGCGGGTAGCGGGTGCAGGGAAAGACACGTTTTTCGATAAGCGGACACGTTTTCAGACAGATTTTTAAAATTGAGTTACGGGTGCAGAGGGAAGGGCAAAAAGGTATCGCCACCGGCCCAGGATCGGCCGGATGGCGATCTTAAAGTTTATTTATTGTGACGCTGTTGCCAGGCGTCGGCCTTCATCAATTCGATAAGCCGGGCACGGATTGTTGTGTTTCTCATCGCGCAGGCAGCCTTAAATTCGCTGTGAACGGTTTTAGGCACGCCACGGATAATTATTTGCACGGTGTCGTCTGCAGATTTTATTGGTGTTTTTGCCATTTTATCATTCTCCTAGCGATTTTTGACTGCTTATTTTGCCATTAGAACCGCGATCTCGGCTTTGGCCTTGCCTTGATACCTGCCGTCTTTAGATTTCATTGGCATAAACTTTCCTGATTTCATCCGGCTGAATGCACAGATAGTCAAGCGTCTGTTTTTGCGTCGCGTGGTTATAGCAAACCATTAATTCCGGCAACGGCACGCCGTAATTGACGTGCTGGACATGGCCGAATGTTCTTTTGAGATAATTAACTTTGTTCTTCTATTTTCCACTTATTGCTCTGTTGGGCATATTAATATTTCCGCAGCCCACACACCGAACACATACCGTTTGTGTTTGCCATACCGCCACAATAGCAATATGGTTCTGCGTTATTTTGCCCCCTTGAATCTCTGGGGCACTGGTAATCGCAATAACCAGAATAAGAACAACTTACAGAGGTTCCACATTGAGATTTAAAATTGCAATAGTATGGTGCGTTACAAGTTTTCATAATCCCTCAATAAAAGCGCCCAACATGGCGCTTGAGCCGATCGCGCCTACCGGCGCTCCTGCTCAGCTTTGCGTTATATTCTCCATTAACTTCGCTTAACCTCTTAATAACATTACTAATAAAAAATAATTAAAATAATGCTTGACAAACCTAACGCTAGGATGTATATTATGCTTAACAAAACATCAAGGAGGAAAACATCATGAATGAATATTTAGATGCAATAAAGCGCGGGGAGTGTGTTGTTAAAGAAGTGTACCTTAATAATATCGAGTTGATTGCATATGATTTTGATTATAATAATACTCATTATTATATAACAAAACTGAACGCAACTAAGTTTAATCCCATCTCTGATGCGTTAAAATCTAAAGCCGCTGCCGCCCTCGGCTCGATTAAATCCCCTCGCAAATCCGCAACCTCCCGCGAGAACGGGAAACTGGGTGGCCGTCCTAAAAAAATAAACCAGTAACCCCATCGGCTTTGGATATATTAACATCAACAAAACAACAGGAGGACAAAATGAAAAATAGAATTGAATATCCGTCAGGCGCTTGGAGTGAAAGAGATGGTAGCCTTTTAACGTGGGGCCGGGGAGAGAAATCACTTAAAGAGAGATTCCGCTCAGACACAAAAATTACCGATCTCGCGCCATACCAGATTGCGAGCATCAAAAAAACAGGAAAGGACCCGGCTTTGTTCTGCTCCGCTGGCTCCGTAATCCTTGGTAAGATTTTTATCCCCGAAATTGAGGCGTGCATTGCCCACGCGCAGGAGGAGGAAAAATCTAAACGTGATGCAGATAAGGCTGTTTTTGATGCCGCCGTTGAATCCGGTGAGGCTTTTCGCACGGCGGAAATTGCCGATCAGTACGACGCCGAATTACATTGGGCGCGACGCCTCCGCGAAGACGAAAAAGCAAAATACTCAGATTGGTTCCATGATATATGTATGGTTGGTTTTGCGGGCAGTGAACGCATCGTTGTCGAGCGCGAGGCCATTAACCAGGTGGTCGGGGATCGCCGCTCTGACGGCCAGTTTAACGGCTGCTCTAACCAAGCATGGATAATCAGCGAAGATGAGTGGATCCGGATCATCGCATTAAGTGCCGAAATTAAACAGCGTAAAGCGCAAGGCAGGGCCAATTTTGAAGCGGAAGAAGCCGCCGACATTAAGCGGAAAATCGAAACCGGTTATTGTTTTTATTGTGAAACGTGGTGCCACGGTGATTGCGGCCATTACAGTAATGATCCGAGCGTTAAATACCGCCGCGAATTTAATCAAGCGGTGCGTGAAGCAAATTACGGAATCAACGATTAAGGGGGATTTTATGATCTTGCAATACACGGATATTTTCAGCGGCGGAAAAGTAAAAAAAATCAAAGGCGAATTAACAACCGAACACTCCGCATCATCGTATGGCCTGCCGGTGATCGTGCTGCCCGATGGTGGAGTAGTAAGCGCGGAATCATGGGTATTGCTCGGATACCGCGTTGTATCACTCACGCAAAAAGAGGCTCCGATGATGGAGCGCTGGCTTAAAAATATGTATGCCATGCTCGGCGTCGCGGAAAATCCGGCTTCCGCCCTGGGGCGCATGGGCGGGTCGAAAAAATCAGAACGTAAAGCAAAATCATCCGCCGAAAATGGGCGGAAGGGCGGAAGGCCAAAAAAAACACAACCATAACCCCATCGGCGGGGCCGCCAACCCCGCCTTTCAAGCCATTAAACTCTCTGAAGAATTTGGCACTTTGATAACATAATATGAAAAAACCAAATAGGAAGTTTTGTTAAAAATCAAGAAAAATATTCCAATAATTATTCCATACCTTTATGTAATAATATCAAGTATTTGTATTTCTTTGTGCTTTGGTAATCTTCATGGTTTAGTCCTCCTTTAGTTTTCTTTTGAGATAATTAACTTTGTTCTTCTATTTTCCACTTATTGCTCTGTTGGGCTACGCTATAACCCGAAACACCAAGCCAACGTTTTCAGAATAATAAGAATATTTTTCCGGTGTCCAGCGTCGCAGCGTTGTAAATAGGTTAAGGTCAGTAGTGTAGTCCTCATGCTCTTTTAAAAATATCAGCATTAAATATTTTCCGCGCTTCGGAAGCTCGTAAGTTCCGTTGTCGGTATCGTAATCAAGAAAATTTTTAGATAAGTCTTCCAGATTTACCGGAATAACTTGTAGAAGAACAGCCGTTTCAATAACATCATTATGGCTGTTTAAAATCTTTTGGTATTTATGCGAAAACTTTATTTGTGGCATGTTACCTCACTTTCTTTATCAAAGGCGCCCAACAAGGCGCTAGAGCC